TAATATATACTCATATTATTATTTATTTAAACTGTTCGTCGAAAGCACTGAACTTTGTGCCACAGATTTTGGCACACATGGAATTTTTACCATCTGCACAGCTGGACTTGGTCCATGAATCAGGAATAATTTTTTGAAAATAGTCGCCAGCAACTATATCCTTGATACTGGTATGTCTAGCGTCAATAGTGTCTATGCCGGCCTCATGAATATAATCCCATACTTGACTACCTTCATTGGTATAATACCAAACGTACATTTGTCCAGCTAACCAACAGCAGGGCTGTACAATACCTTCTGCTGTGACATATATGTTTTTCTCTTTGGCTACTTTACAGCTAATAGTGCTTTTATCCCATACACGTTCCATGGGTTTTTTCTTTTCGTCATCATGACTAAAACGTTGACGCCCTTGAATTTCATGTAGATTATCTGCTGATACAATATTGTCACTAGTAGTTACTGTTTTAACTGATCCAATTTCTTTAATCTGTTCTAATACTGCATTACGATATTTGGGATTAGTAGGTGCTTGTAATAAAGTTGTTGTAGTTTTACGATTTTGACTTTGATGTTCGTCTTTGGCAACACCACGATTATTACTGAAGAAACGTGCAGACTTTTTGTACTGGAACTTTTCAAATCCCATTTGTTTACTAAGTTCTTCTGCCTCTTCTACTTGATGTTCATTGTGTGCAAACACAATATAATCCCAACGTGCGCGGCCGCCAGCACGAATAAATGCCTGTACATTTTCCATGATCTTAGGCCATACAGTACCTTGACGATACAAATGATTAGTATCTTCAAGTCCATCTAAGCCAAATATAACATGACCTTTTCGACCAATTACACGAGCCAGTTCTGCCCACCATTCAGGTTTTTTCATACTACCATTGGTGTGCATACTGAGATGTATGTCTTTATTATGCTGTCTAAAATATTTAAAAGCTTCCAGTGTATCTCGAGCCACTGCTGGATCGCCATAGTTTCCGCACATATAAATGCGCTTTAACTGTTCTACAAATTCTATCGGGAAAATGCGTTCCACATCGCCAATACTAAGTTCGCGATTATTAAGATAAGGGTTAACGTCTCCGCCATTTAAGTTCCTTGCACACATAGGACAGCTAGCATTACAAGCTTCTGTCATTTCTAAGTGAACTGTTTCTATATCTTTATAGTTATACACCTGTCCACCTTTTAAATTGTTCTTCTAGCCACGCAAAGTCGTTGACTTTCATAGCGTCAAAGTTTTCAGATGCCCATCGACATCCTTCGCGAGCACCCTGTATACTAAAGTATCCCCACTGAGTTTCACCGCCGGCTTCACACCACATGGTTAGTCTTTCTTGGCTTTCTCTATCGTTATTATTTTTATTAATGCCACTACTTAGTTTAACTGCTTCACGAAATGCTGTGCGCCAAGTAGCATAAGCACTATAATTAAATCTATGTTCAGACGCCAGGATATTTACTTTAATATAATGATCCGCTAAGGTAGTGGTCATATCTGCGTTGGTTAATCTATCTACACCAAAACAATCTTTGGAGAATAATTTAATTCCGCCATGACCGTATACTAGGCCATTAATGGGATTTTTACTGCGAAATACTGCTACAGCACGTGGTTTTAAATCAATTGTTTTATCAAACGTAAATGAGTCCACTATCCAACAATCGGCATCCACTACATAGAACCGATCTTCTTTGCACATGTCAGCAATGTGTTTGTGACTTTCAAAGATATTGCCCACAGCGGCCACTCGAACAGCGGCAGTGGTCTTAGACTGTAGTCGCTGCCAATTTTCTTCTAAGTTGGCTTCGTCTGTGTGTAAAAAGTAAATGGGTATCATATTAATAGCGTGGTAAGGTAAATCCAAATAAGGGCAAGGCACTGTGATTTAACATGGCAGGCCATCCCTGTCCTTTTGGAGGACAAATGTTCACATGCTTGAACCACAAGCTTTGGCATTCATCTAATTCTACTAAAGGCAGTTTTAATTGGTCAATTAGTGCTTTCATTACACGATTGCTGTCTTCTTCAGGGTCAGTAATAGTTGATTCTATTTCTGCCCAATAACTATTAAACCAGTCATAATCGCTGATTTGTGCTTGATCAAAGTCAGCAATGTATAAATTATAAGCACCTAAACGTGCGCCATATATTGCCCAAGCACCATTTAATACATCACGACCCACAGTCATCCAAGTTAGCCAACGTGCATAGTTAGCTGGATACATTTTGTGATTAAAATCTTCTACTGGTACTTTGTGTCCTTGATCTAAGCCCATTTTAACACCTTCGCGGAATCCTGCTCGAAAGGCTTGATAAGGAGTGGCATTGTTCATAACAGTGCCGTAGGTATTGTTTTGCTGTTTATAATTGTCAAAGTCCCAGCAGAAGTCCACATTGTTATTGTCATCTTCAGGATCTGCGGCTTCGTGTGTACGCATGGCCAATACATATTCTGTGTACCATAGTTTGATACCACCGTTGCCATAGACCAAACCATTGACAATATTACGACTGCTCCAACTGAATGTAGCGCGAGCAATTTCCGGTGTTAGTTCAAGATCTTGATTCCAAATCTTTTTATCTACTACACAGTCTGCATCTACTGTAAAGAAACGTTCTGCATTGCCTTTGACAGCGGCTGCTTTGTGTGCGGCATCAAAGCCTTTGACTCCATGCACACGTTGCACTAATTCTGGACGCGGGTGACTTTTTTGTAATAATGCAAAATTTTCATCTGCATTGGGTTCATCAAAGCTTAGAAATATTACAGGTATATCTTTTAATTGTAATATTTTTGGCTTTCGATAATTAATATTATTGTCCATAGAATTTATTAAACTCATTTTTCATCCATTCATAATCGTTAATTGCTTTTAATCGTCCGAGATCAAATTGACTGGAACTACCATGCATACGTCCTGCTTGTGCTCCGCACAGTGCTTCGAACTTAAATTCGCCTACTGCATGATTACACCATGTAGTCAAGCGTTCTTCTGCGGCAGGATCATCGCTGGCAGCCAATTTGGCACATTCCCTAAATGCACTGCGCCATGTGTTGAAAGCATCTGTGTTAAATGCTGTCATATTACTTACTTTGTCCACTAACTTTAATTTGCCCAAGCCTGTGGTCAAGTCTACATTCCAAGTAGTGGCATCTAATAATAGCTGACGTGGAAATAATTTAACTCCGCCATAGCCATATTCTAAACCATTTACAGGATTGCGACTGGTCCATAAATGCACACAGTCCATGTCAAAGATATTGGGTTTAAAGTTAAAGGAAAAATTATCTAACAGTTCTGCATCACCGTCTACCACATAAAACATAGCAGTTTCTGCTATTTCTGCCGCACGTTTATGCGCTTCAAAAATGCCCGTCACTCCACGCACACGTTTGGCTGTGGGACATTTTTCCTGCACACGATACCAATTGGCTTCAGCGTTGGGTTCTTTATAGCTGATAAACACTACGTCAAATTTTTCTATTTCAATGCCGATATTGCCCACAACCTTAACTCCCGCAGGCTCTGCCAGGGGTGTAATTCGTGCGGCCCAAATGGCATGATCATCCGTGTGCAAACTATTGTCCAACATCCACATTAATTCATAGTCAAAGTCATAGTAAGGAACACCCTGTTCAATAACATAATTTAAATCAGGTATAGCTGGATTAAATTCCACACGCGGCATAATATAGCCCATGTTTTTAACGCCAATACTGTTGGCACCCGCAATTCGAGCTACCCATATTTTATCGTCCAGGGGATTAAATCTTGTGTCCAAGTGCCACACATGATCATAATTTAAATCATAATAGGGAATTTGATCATTAATCGCCCACGCAACTTTAGGTATAGCTGGATTAAATTCAATGGGAGGAGCAATATAGCCCATGTTTTTAACTCCCAAGCTGTCTTCGCTGACTATTCGAGCTACCCAAATATCGTCGGCTTCTGTATTAAATTGTTTGTCTAAATACCATACATGATCATAAAATAATTCATAGTAGGGAATTTTATTATCCAAGGGCCACGCAACACGCGGTATATCCGGATTAAATCTCATTAATGGTCGTATGGTTCCCATGTGTTTAATGCCCAGGGGATTGGGTCTGCTGGGACTTATACGTACTGCCCATACTGCATAGTCCTGAAAGTTAAATTGGCTGTCAATGACCCATTGGTGAGTATAATGTATGTCTTGTTTAAATTGATCAAAGTCAATGATATTATTATTCTCATCTGCCCACGTTAATTCCGGCATGTCTGGATTAAATTCTATTATACAATCGCCCAAGTTCCGTGGTGCCACATAGCCCATGTCTCTGGTCCCGGTGATCTTATTATTTTTTACGCTGGCACGGCATACCCATATTTTACTGTCTGTGGGATTATAAGCAGGATCTAAATACCATACATGCTCCAAACTGGGATAGTCTATGTGTATGTCAACATCCTGTACAAAGTTGTTTAAATCAGGATTGCATTCTACTGCTATATCAAATTTTAATTCGCATTGAATAACTTGCCAGCCATTGGCAGGCTGCCAGGACCTGGTAAATTTTTTAGCTATCCATATGTCTCTGTTGGCCCAAACTACGCAGTGTTCTGCTGACAAGGATGTATCAATTTGTTCTAATATAGATTCATCATATAAAGGATTTACCACAATGAATTCTTCAGACACATCATAGCGACCCAAGCGATGCAGTCTGACATCAAAATGATCAGGGTCCTGTTCCCAAGTTATTTTACTAACTAATTCTGGATTAATAATTATCAACTTATTACTCTTACTTTATATAACTGTTCAAAACGATCAGCACTTGCACGGTCATTGACCATGGGCTCGCCTTTGATATTGAGGCTGGTATTCAACAGCATAGGACATCCTGTTTTCTTATACCAAGCTTCTAACAATGCTCTAAACCCCGGGCTGTCTGTTTTGCTCACAGTTTGTACACGACTGGTGCCGTCTTTGTGTATTATAGCAGGAAACAGGTCTGGTTGTCTACACCTTCCTACAAATTGCATATAGGGACTGGCAGTTATATTGGCCGGCATTTCAAAATATTCATGTACATGTTCTTCCAATATGGCTGGTGCAAATGGACGAAACTCTTGGCGACGTTTGATTTTATTTACGGTATCTTTAATATCGGGTCCACGCGGATCCGCCAATAAACTGCGATGTCCCAAGGCTCTTGGACCAAATTCAGCACGTCCACTTGCCACACCTACAATTTTATTGGTTAATAGTTCTTCAATTAATGCGTCAACAGGATATTCTGTACCCATGTCTGTGCCAAGATATGCTCCGGGCCATTCTATATGT